TCATTAAGATCTGCTGCAGTTGATGGTTCATTTCTAAATGTACCACCACCACCTAATGGGTGGTCTGTTGCACAAAGCTCTTTACCATCACCACCTGTAAAGCTTGAATCAAACGCATTGTTTAAAACTGCAGCGGCTTTGACTTGCTTTGTGTGTGCCATTGATCTTGCTAACGCTCTTGTGTATCTTGCTCCAAGCTGATCATACAAGTTGTCTTCCATTGCTTCTTCTGTCAATGCAAAAGCTAATGCAATAGTTTCCATTGTATATCTTGAAGTATATACTTCGTTTGCAGAATCAAAGGCTACTCCAGCACCCTCTGATTTTGTTGCAGCATTACCAAAACCACTCAACATTACCTCTTCCTCAAAAGCTCTGTCAGAAGATTCTGTCTCATAAATTTCAGTATGCTCTTGGTCGTAACGATCATATTCCATGCCGAATAAAGCGTTAAGACCAGGTTCTAGTTCTTTAACTAGTTGTGCTCTTGATATAGCCATAATCTAATCTCCCTTACGCTAATCCTGCACCTTTTTGTCCAAATATGCTATTTTGAATAACTACTTGAACATTGGTGGCATCGGAACCAACATCGCTATTTTCTGGATCTTGTGATATATCTATCGCTTTGATCGGTAAACCAGCGGTTGTTGCACCTGTTGTTACATCCAACTCTGCACCAGAAATACCAGTTACAGTAGAACCTGCACTTGTATATACGATGTCAAAGTTACCAAATAAATCCGCAATTGGAAATGCAGCGTCACATTGAATCTCATAGACAACATTTGGGTCATCTATAATAAAAGCTTCAATGTCGGAAGCATTTGTGCTTGCAGGATAAAAGTTTGAAAAAGTTTCCTTTTTCGTGGTTGGGTCTGTATACCTACAACCATTGAATACTCCAACTATTGGAACAGTACCGCCATCAGCGTGTACCTCTACAGTTCCACCAGTAACTTGCATAACCATGTCACCTTGGAAAATAGAAGTTCCATAATTGGCAGCGATTCTATATCGGCTTTGTCCACCATGAAAGGCTGCTCCGCCTACCATTTTTAAAGGACGCATTCCGAAAGCAGCATCTTGATTTGCCATTTTCTTCTCCTATAAGAAAAAATTATTAATTTTGCCTCTTGCCACCAAAGTGAACTTGAGACTTCCTATCTTTTGATATTGGCATAGCAGGATTTGATTCTTTCATTAAATCTCTATCTACAGCCTCCATCTGGGTACTCGTTTTATTCCTAAAATAATCATTTCTTTCTTCAACTATTTCATCTGGAATCCGTGCTAATAAAAGACCCCCTTGACCAATTACTCCAGCATTTTTGCCTTCATCAATCACAGGTGCTTCAAAATCAGGGAAATCTTCAGCACGAACTAATTCATATCCCTCTCTTTGTCGCTTATAGATATTTGCTTTATCATCATAATCCATAACTCGTTCTCTAATCCACCTATGTTTATATCCAATAGGTGCGGGTGGAGCATCTAATTGAGATGGGGGTGTCCAAGCTTTTCTTCTTTCCTGCTTTTCACGAGTTGCAGTCTCTCGGTTGCTTCTATCCACCATTTTAGGCTCCTTTCCTGGTTTCAATTTTAGATACCTCTTTTGCATATTGCTCTAAAGGTATTCTCATTTTTTTTGCAAATGCAACTTGTCCAGGTGTAAGTTCTATTTGCTTTTTCCGCCCACTGTTAATGGCTTTGCCATTAGATGCAGGTGCGACAGTTTGGGCGTTCTTTCTGTCTACCTGAAACTTTTGTGGAAACTCTGTCCTCATTCGTTTATCTATTTCTTTGTAATATTGATCAGTTGCGGGATCAAATCCCTCTGATATTACTATTTCATGTAAAGCTTGAGCACCTCTAGTCATTACCATGTCAGTAGCAAACCATGTGTTTTTATCAAGCCAACTTTGTAGTTTTGGATCTAACTCTTGTTTTTGAGGGGTCTGCCTCGCTTGGGCTTCTTTTGCTTGAGCTTGTCCCTCATTTGTTGGAGCTGCCTTGCTTTGCTCCGTTCTAATTTTTTGGATTCTGAGTCTTTCGTTCTCAATAGCGAGTTTAGCCATGAGATCGCTTGCTTCAGACATTTTGTCAGCGTCTCCAGCATCAAAAGCCTCCTTATAAAGTTTTTTAGCTTGTGCAGTTTGAGACTCAATTCTACTACCAAATTCTGATGTGTAACCAGTATTAAGTTGCTCAAGCTTTTTTTGAAGTTCTTCATTTTGCTTTTTTTGATCTTCAGCATATTTAAAAGCGGCATCTGCCTCCTCCAAAGCTAATTTTCTTTTTGCTGTTAATTGATTAATTCTTTTTTGTACGTTCTCGCTGTAATTTTCAAGTTCTTCTTCTTGATCCTCACTGCGAACATCTGTTCGCTCTGTATTATCTTGTTGAGCCTCAACAACATCTTCTTTTTTTTCAGAAGTTTCATCTATGTCAACAATTGTGTTTTCTTCTTGAGAATTTTCTTCTTTTATTTGTTCTTGTGCTTCATTCATCATGTTCTCCATTATACATAAGAAATATCTGTTGGATCAAGTATTTTTGCAATTATATTATCATCATTTATGATTCTAAGCTCAAGTCCATCTACTTTGAACCTATTTCCCGCATATCTACCCATAAGCACCCATTCTTTTTCAGAGCAATACGCTCCACTTGGGAATTTATCAGAATCTTGATATGCGTCAGAACCAAGTTTTACGACATAAGCGACAACTGTTGCGTAACTTTCTCTATCTCTTGTTGCATCTGGTATAAATACGCCACCTTTTGTTTTTTCCTTTGGATAATATGGAATAACAAGCATTCTATATCCAGTTGGAGTTGGTAGTCTATCAATAACAGAAGAGTCTAGCTTTGAAGGATCGTCTTCATTTTTGCTAGTTTCATCATTTTTAAATGCCTTTGATATGGCAGGAGAAGTAGGATTTACTTTTTTTTGTGCCAAAAACCTATCTGGCACATATAACTTTTTACTCATCTTCTATACCTTTCATCGAGGCTCTTATTTCTTCAATTACCCAAGTCATGCCTCGTATTTGACCTGTAATAAACCGATAGTCTTCCATTGAGTCTATCGAACCATCTGCTAAAGACTGTGATAATTCATCTTGTCTTTTGCGAATGTTCTTTAATAAATGCTCTGCTAATTTAATACTGTCCATATTAAGATTCTACACATGTGGTTAAGCAAATAGGACATTTATACTCATCATAATGATAAATCCCAAGCTCTGGTATTGGTTCCTCATGTTCTACTTTTTTCATTGCTACTTTATGGATATAACATATGACAACTTTTTTTGTTTCTTCTTCCATTACTTAGCCAAACCCTTTTGCTTCTCGTATGTCCGCAATCCTCCAATTCCTAACATTCCTCCAAGGACAGTTAAAAGTGTACCCATGTCAAATTCTGGCAATTCTGGTAGTTCTGCTCCTGCAAAACTTGCACCAAATATAATTAGGTCTTTAAGTATAAAATGATATGCAAAAGCAATCGCACAGACCCACCCAACAGCGGGTCGCCAACCGCCCTTAAATATAGAGCCACTTGCGGCCTCTGCCTTGTTAATCTCTAACTGTGCGAGCAGAGCCTCTTGAGCATGTTTTTCAGACATGGTGGCTATCTCGTGTGCGAGCTTTGCCTTTTGGTCTGCATCTGGAATAAATTTGTCTAAAAGTCCAGTAACTGGACCTATAAGTGCTTGTAACATGGCTACCTCCTAGTATACTTTCACTTTTTTATCATCAAGACTTGGTATGAGTTTACACATACATTCATAATTTTCAACTTTAATCGGTACTTCTATCTTTTGATTACTTAATCTTTCAGAATAATACAAGCAATCATTTATGTTTTTGAAATAGATGCCACCATTAAAATTATCATTTAGATAACACATGAGCATGAAAACTGTCATTTTTTTCTGGTTAAAACACTCTTTAAAGATTTAGCTTGTTTTTTATGTAAATTACTTGCTTTTTTTAAACCTTTAATTACTTTTTTTATTTTAGTTTTTTTCTTTGGTGCTATTG